GCGCGGCGCCTTGCTGACGGCGCGGCGCGTCACGCGCGCGGATGGCGGCGCCACGGCCAGCGACGCGTTCAAGCGCTGGTTCGCCAACAGCGTGGCGCACGACAACGGCGTGCCCAGGCGGTACTTCCATGGCACGTCGAAGGACAAGGATTTCGACAAGTTCAACGTGTCGCGCCATGGCGCGTGGTTCACCACCGACCCCAAGGACGCCAGCCAGTATGCGTCCGAGAATGACAGCATGGGGTTGCAGCAAATTCCAGGGACGTTTGACTACAAGAAGGTCAATCACGCCGCCAGGGTGATCCCCGCGTATCTGCGGCTGGAGAACCCTTACACGGGCGAGAAGCCCAAGGAGATCCAGCAGGCGGCGAACTACAAGCGCGCGCAGTCGGACTGGTTCGACCAGCTACGCCGCGCGGGCCATGACAGTTGGCTGCCCGCCAGCATGAACGGCAGCCTCGCGGTGGCGCTGTCGCATCCTGGGCAGATCAAGAGCGCCATCACCAACACGGGCGCCTACGGTCCCCAGGAGGGCAGGATTGGCCGCGATGTCGGGGGACAGGTGCAACCACAGGAGGAGCAGCCCGGCGTGGATGTTTACCATGGCAGCCCGCATTATTTCGACCAGTTCGACAGCAGCAAGATCGGCACGGGCGAGGGCAATCAGGCCTATGGCCACGGGCTGTATTTTGCCGAGCACGAGGGCATCGCGAAGGGTTATCGCGACCGCCTGTCCAAGAAGAGCAAGCCGCAGATCGACCTTGGCACCAGCCACGGCCCGCTGCCGCTGGATGAAATCGTCCGGCGGGAAAAGCTGGAGCCGTCAGATCGCTGGACGCTTGACGATTTCATTTCGGCCGGGGGCGATTGGGACAAGGCGCACCAATACATCGCGGACACCTATCTTCCGCAATACATCGACAAAAACCAGCGCGATGTAAGGGCCATGCGTGACCGCTATCCCAAAGCGTCGATCCACAAGCCGGGGCATATGTACCATGTCAGGCTGCATGCCGACCCCGAGCATTTCCTGAATTGGGACAAGCCGTTAAGCGACCAGCATCCGCATGTGCAGAAGGCGCTGACGCCCGAGAGCCTGGGGCTGCGGATGGCGGGGCCGACCCAGGATTACTACGGCTACATCGGCAAAGACGGCAGGCTGGTCGGCACCGCCAGCAAGGGCAAGCCGCCCGACGCGTTGTTCTATGGAACGGAGCGGGGCCGGGAGATCTACAAGCTGCTGCACCCCGAGGGGGCCAAGGCGGCGGCGATGCTTCGCGAGGCGGGCATCCCTGGCGTTCGCTATCTGGACGGCGCCAGCCGGGGCGAGGGTGTGGGTAACCACAACTTCGTGGTGTTCGATGACAAGACCGCCAAGATCAAGCGCCGCTACGAGCGCGGTGGGGGCGTATAGTGAATAAGGTACAGGAAGCGCTGAAAATCGCGCGCAAGCACGGCGGCAGCGCGGGCCATGGCGCGAAGGTCAAGCATCAGGCGCCCGACCCGCGCCTCACGGCGGTGGCGCAGGATTACATGCGCCAGACCAACCGGGGCACCAGGGGACCGGCGCCCGCCATCGTGCCGCTCAACATCAAGCGCGCCATCATGGCCGCGCGCGATTTTGCCGACATGCCCGACACCTCGCACGACAAGCTGACGCGGGCGGCCTACTCGGCGCTGGCCCGCGAAACCGCCGACCAGTACCGCGCGCTCAGGGAGGCGGGATATCGGTTTCACTTCTACAACCCCGCCGTGCATGACCCGTATGCGAAGGGTCCGTCGGCGGCGACCGACGATCTGCGGCAGAACCGCAAGATGGGCGTGTTCCCCAGCGAGGAGGGTTTCGGTTCCGGCGAGGAGGGCACCGGCTCTGGCGCGCCGACGGATTACGGCAAGCGCCACCCGCTGATGGTGCCGTCTGGTGAGCACTGGGAAGGCAAGCCGGTTTACAACAACGACCTGTTTCGCGCCGTGCATGACGCGTTCGGCCACGCCAAGCAGGGCATCGGGTTTCGCGCGCCGGGCGAGGAGAACGCCTACCGGCAGCATGCGCAGATGTTCACGCCCTTGGCGCGCATGGCGCTGGCGACCGAAACGCGCGGGCAGAATAGCTGGCTGAATTACGGCCCGTTCGGGCAGTTGAACCGCAAGGCGCGCACCGTGGACGAGCCGACCGCGCCCGAGGACAGGCAGGCGGCGGTGCGGGCCGGGCAGCCGGGGTCGGGCTATCCCGGCACCATTTTTGGCGATCAGAAGCCGGGCATCCTGCCGGTGCGCTCGATAGTGTCGGGCACCGAGGATTTCCTGCCGCCCGATCACCCTGAGGTGTTGAGCCGGATCGCCCAGCAATATGGTCGCGGCGAACTGGCACGGCGCTACGCCGCAGGCGGCAACGTGGTGAAACAGGAAGCGTCGGGCGACGCGATCCGCCGTGCCGCACAGGTGGCGCGCGGCATCGGCCGCGAGATCGGCCCGCTGCCGGGACGCTATGCAGCGGGCGGGGAAGTACCATTTACAGACCCTGCGCAGGCCTTGACTGCGCAGCCTGCGGTGGCGCCTGCCCCTGCCAGCCCTGAAGGGGAGCAGGCGCCACCCAGTGCCCCCGCGCGCGCGTTTCAGCCCTATAGCAACTTGCTGGGCGGCAATAGCGGCGAGCATCCGGCGCGGATCTCGACCCGCAAGCCCAAGGCCGGGAACGAGGCGGTCACGGGCGATCTGCGCGTGGACACGGAATCGGCCAAGCTGGCCAAGCCGCTGCGCGAGACGCCCAACATGACGGCGCATGATTTCAACGTGCGGCAGATGGCGAAATACCCCGGCATGCCCGCGCATCTGCGCCGCAAGAACGCCAAGACCGAGGACATTCTCCAGGCCTTCCACGATCTCAGCGAGGGCAACCTGCGGTTTCTGCACGACGCCATGCCGCCGGAAATCCGTGCGCGGGCCAAGCTCTGGTACAAGGGCGGCAGGCGGATCGTGGACAATTTCGCCAAGCGCTACGACATGCCCGACAGCGCGGTGGCGGGGGTGCTGGCGTCGCTGTCGCCGCAGAAGGACTGGTACCAGAACGTCAGCCTTGCCGAGCGCGTGCTCGACGCGCTGCATAACCAGCATGACCTCCACTACACCAAGGAGATGGAGGACCACGCCAACCGCATTTTCTTCGAAGAGCGGCACGAGGGCACGCTGGGCAAGCTGCGCGGCAAGCGGCTGGCGGACATCATGGACCCCGAGCACAAGGCGATGTTCATCCGCCTGCACGACGAGGCGCACAATCCGCGCTGGCATCGGCTGGTGACGCCCGAGGGCGGGTTTGGCCGGGTGCGCACCAAGAGCGACGCGTCATCGGGCGACGAGGACGAGGAAGACGTAAGCACCGTCAGGGACCCGTCGCAGACAAGCTGGGGATCTTTGGCCGAGATCACCAAGGCGGTGCAGTCGGCGCAATCCGACGGCAGCAAGCAGGCCTTGTCGGACCTGATGGGCGACAAGCACAAAGTGCGCAATTTCTATAACAACCTGCTGGCGCCGGATAATCCCTACAAAGACATCACCATGGACACCCACGCGGTGGCGGCGGGCCTGCTGCGCCCGCTGGGCGGCAGCGCCACCGAGGTGTCGCATAATTTCGGTTCCGGCAGCATGAAGGACCCCTATCCCGACGCTGTTGCCGACGCCAAGAAGAAAAACCTGCCGCGCCCTAAGCGCTCCGATTACCCGGTCCCCCTGGCGGCCAAGAACTCGGCCGTCACCGGCATATCCGGCATGTATCCCTACCACGCCGATGCCGCGCGCAACGTGGCGGCGGACCTGCAAATTCACCCTCGCGAATTGCAGTCGATCACCTGGGAAGGGGTGCGCGGCCTGTTCACCCCGGAGCAGAAGCGCAGCAAGAAATTTGTCGCGCATATCGACGGAATATGGGATAACGTCACGCATGGGCGGATCACCGCCGATGAGGCGCGGCAGCAGATCCTGGCCTTCGCCAGGGCAGATCCCGATCCTGAGAAGAATGGAAAACTCAATGACCCAAGCTGGTTCAACCGAAACCGACCCGGTGATTCGAATCCTGAAAGAGAATGGGATTCCAGTTACCAGAGAGGAATACCTGAAGGTGGCGCACATGGGGAACCCGCCGCCCTGGCATCCGGAACTGGAGGCGGACCTTCCGGAGCATTTACAGGACTGGAAGCTGAGGAAGTGGAGCGCCACGCCCGCGCCCGCGATCTCGGGCGTGCAGTCCGCAAAGCACATGGAGCAGCAGGGCGTCGGGACGGGCTACCCGGAACTTACGCCAGAAGAGCAGGAAGAGTGGGAGCGGACGACGTAGATCCGAGCTTCGGCGCTTCAGTACAGGGTATCCACGAGCCTCACCCCGAGGCGCAGAAAGTGTGGGACGCGGCGGGGATCTCTGCCCCCGCGTTCCACGAACTGACACCGGGCGCGCGCAGCGCCGCCGTGTTCCACGACGCGGTGAACGCGGCCAAGGCGTCCAGCCCCAACGGGGCCGCGCTCACCCCCTACGGACCCGAGCACTTCAAGGACATGAAGTTGTTCCTGTCGCCCGACAAGGCGACCGGGTTCGCGCTCAAGGGCGACGACATCGTGTCGGTGTTCAACAACAAAAAGCTGGCCAATCACCGCAACGTCGCCAATTCCATGCTGGATCTGGCGGTGCAGCAGGGCGGCCGCAAGCTGGATGCGTTCGACACCGTGCTGCCGCACATGTACACGCGCAATCGCTTCCACGCCGTCTCCAGGCTGCCATGGGATGACGCCGAAACCCCGGCCGGGTGGGACCATGAGGCGTTCAAGCAGTTCAACGGCGGGCGTCCCGACGTGGTTCACATGGTCTATGACCCCATCAAGCACGATTTCTACAACACCCGCGAGGGCGCCACGGCCCCGGATTACAACGCCGCGCTGAAAATGCAGGGCCAGGGCGTCAAAACGATGAAAAAGCGCATCGACAAGCTCAAGATGTTCGATGAAAAGGCGGCCAGAAGGGCCGCGTTGAACGAAAAAAGGGCCGAAATGGGCCTTCCGCCCGTGGTGAAGACCAAAAAGAAGGCCGATGGAGGTGCCGTCGGCGCTTCCGGACCCGAAATCGAGCGCGCCTTGGTCGCCGCGCGCTATTACGCGGGCGGCTGGGCGTGAAATCTTGCAAAAACTGCCAAAAACGCGTTGTTTGCGCGGGAAACCCTCCGCGAAGGAGCAAATTCGCATGTCCGCAATGAGCCAGCAGGCGCGTAGCGCGATGAAAGCCAAGGCGCGCCGTCTTGGTGGCGGCAGTGACGCCAAAGGCATCACCGCGAGCAGTTGGACGCCGTCCGAGCCGCTCAATGCGACCGCGAAAACCGGCATGCGCCCCTTGTCGCCGCGCCAATACCGCCACGGCGGCATGGTGAAGGTGACGGCGGGGCTGAAAGTGCCGGGACCGGCCACCGCCAAGCACGCCGGGCGCATCGCGCGCAAATGCGGCGGCTCTGCGGTGACCGCTTACATCAACCGCGATGCCAAAGCGGCTAACGAGGAGCGCGAAGGCCTCAAGCATGTCGGCGGCATGAAAAGCGGTGGGGCGGCGAAGAAGCAGGATGGCGGCGAGGCGCAGGGCGTCGGGCCGCAGCCGTCGCAGAACGCGGGGCTGGCCGAGGCCACCCAGCGCTCCGGGGTGCCCGCCAGCCGCATGAGCTTCTCGCCCGTGCAGGCAGGCAAGCTGTCGCCCATGAACAAGGGCGGTGCCGCCGGGAAAGCGAACGGCGGTGAAACCACGCGCAGCGGCCAGCCCCGTGCGACGATGGACGAGATCCGCGCCCTGTCGCCTGGGAAAACGGGCGCCTTGACCCGTGCCTGGAAGGCAAATGCCCCGATAAAAGTGCCGCCCAAGGATATCGCCAAGGCCAAGGGCGGGGCGCTGGCCGACGCCGATTTCAAGAAGGGCGGCAAGGTCAAGGCCAAGGTGAAGAGCGTCGTGATGGAAGAGCATGACGGGCTGAAGGCGGGCGGCGAAGCCAAATGCGGTGGTGGCCGCATCAAGCGCGCCTATGGCGGCATGCTGGGCGACAAGCACCACGAAGGCGGCGGCAAGAGCCGCTCTGCCAAGACCAACGTCAACATCATCATCACGCAGGGCAAGCCCGAGGACGCGGGACTGGCGCCCCCTGGCGGCGGGATGCCGCCGCCGCCACCCAAGATCCAGGGGCCGCCGCCGCCCGGCGCCATGGGTCCGCCACCGGGCGGGCCGCCGCCGGGCGCTGGCGGGCCACCGCCGATGATGGGACCCCCGCCGGGTGCGGGTGGGCCGCCGGGCGCGGGCGGGCCGCCCATGCCGCCGCCGGGCATGATGCGCAAGCGTGGCGGGCGCACCAACCACAAATTCCTCAAGATGGAAGCCGGTGCCGGGAGTGGCGACGGGCGCCTGGAGAAGATCGAGAAATACGGGTGACCTGGGGGATGGATGTTTACCACCGGCATCCTGTTTGAGCAGGAATTGCGCAAGGCGCTGGAAGACGAGATCGAGCAGCGCAAAGAGGAGCTTTCGTGGGGCGGGGCTGGAGTGGATTACCAGCGGGCGACTGGGGTGATTCAGGGCCTCCGCGCCGCCCAGGATATCTGCGACGAGGTCGCCAAGAAGGTAATGCTTACCCGTTAAAGGATCAGCCTATGGCGTTTGCCGTTATGAAGCACGACACCGACCCCAAGCTGGAGTTGGTCAAGGCGGTCGGTGACCTGAAGAATATTGAGATTTTCAACAACCAGATCTTGGTGGCGATCTACATCCGCCCCCAGGCGACCAAGGGCGGCATCCTGCTGGCCGACCAGACCCGCCGCGAGGATTCGGTCCAGGGCAAGGTCGGGCTGATCCTGAAAAAGGGCGCCTCCGCGTTCGTGGACGCCACCGCGAACTGGTTCACCGGCATCGATATCCGCGTCAACGACTGGATCTTCTTTCGCGCCTCCGACGGCTGGTCGCTGACCATTGGCGGCCACCCATGCCGCATTCTGGACGATGTGAACGTCAAAGGCCGTGTGCAACATCCCGATTTTGTATGGTGATCCATGGCACGTAAACCGAAAGCCGCCGAGGCTGAACTGCCGCTGGAGCCGCCTGTCGAGGCGCCTCCCGAGGGTGCGGTGGACGTTGTGGTCGAAACGGCGGCGCCCGAGCCTGAAAGGGACGACCTCGCCGCCAGCATCCAGACCCTGAAGGAGCAGCTAGAACGCGAGCGGCAGGCCCGCGTGGCTGCCGAGAAACGCGCCAATGACGCCGCCATGCGCGAGGTCAGCGCGCTCAATGAAACCGACGACACCAACCTTCAGTTGATCAACAACGCCATCCACATGGTCAAGGGCAACACTGATATGCTCAAGGCCGAGTATGCCCAGGCGATGGAAAGTGGTGAATACGCCCGCGCCGCCGATATCCAGCAGGGGCTGGCGGATAACGCGGCCAAGATGCTGCAACTGGAAACCGGCAAGGCGGCCGCCGAGCAGCAGCCCAAACGGGCCGCGCCGCCGCCGGTACGTACCGTCACCGACCCGGTGGAGGACTTCGCGTCGCGCCTGTCACCGCGTTCGGCTGAGTGGGTACGGCGCCATCCGCAATACGCCACCAACGAGAAGCTCTTCAATAAGATGATCGCCGCCCATAACTACGTCACGGCTGACGGCATCGCGCCTGACAGCGACGAGTATTTCCGCGAGGTGGAGAGCATCCTGCGCATTGCCCCCGCCGAGGAAGAGGGTGACGCGTCGTCCTATCAGCCGTCGCAGGTGACCCAGCGACGGTCCTCGCCTGCGGCGGCCCCGGTGTCACGCTCATCGCCGGGGGAGCGTAACGTGATGCGCCTGAGCGCTGAGGAGCGCGAGATGGCGCAGATGATGAAGATGACTGACGAAGAGTATGCCAAGAACAAGCTGGAACTGAAGCGCGCTGGAAAGCTGAATTGAGGAAGAAGATGCCCGACCCTATCCGTCGCGTGCTCCCGCGTCCGGAGAACTCCCTTCGTCTGGATGCGACCGACGCACCTGTTTCACGTGAAACAGACGTGCAGGATGCCGCGCATTCGCAGGGGGATATCCAGAGCCGCCCGCCCTTGCGGAAGCCTGTGCGCGAGGAGAGTCCACGCGAGCGGGCGGCCAAGCGCGCCGCCGAGTTGCGCAGCCATCAGGGCGTGGATCTGGACTCCGTCAACGAGTTCTATTTTCCGCCCGAGAGCATTCCCGACGGCTGGTCCTATGAGTGGAAGCGCCACACGCTGATGGGCAAGGAAGACCCGGCCTATCAGGTCGCCCTGGCGCGCGGCGGCTGGGAAGCGGTACCGGCCAGCAGGCATCCGGAGCAGATGCCTATCGCGGGGGCGCATCAGACCATCACCCGCAAGGGCATGGTGCTGATGGAGCGCCCGATGGAGATCACCGAGGAAGTGCGCAGGCGCGAGCAGTTAAAGGCGCGCAATCAGGTGCGGGCAAAGGAGGAGCAGCTAGGGGCGACGCCGCCCGGCACCTTTGATCGTACCGGTGATTCCAGGGTTCGCCCCAATATCAAGAAGACCTATTCCCCGGTGCAAATCCCGCCCAACAGTGAGTGAATGTTTACAAAACTGCACGGTTCGTGCTAGCGGCTAGGCCACGGTTGTTTAGCCGCCTCCGGTTGGCGGCCTCCCCTTTCCCGGCTCAAGCGTCACCCCGGTGTGTGATGTGCGGCTTCCTCTTCCGAGGAGTGGCATTACATGCCGAATATCAATGCGCCGTTTGGGTTCGCCCAGGTGACGGGGACGGGCGCGTCTCCGACGTTTGAGCAGGTACAACTGGCGATTAACCCGGCTGTCGGCACCAATGCGCAGATCTTCTGCAATGACCCCGTGGCGCAGCTTGCGACCGGGTTCATCTGCCAGCTTGGCACGCAGGGCACCACGGGCGTGCCCGCCGCCGGTTCAGGCAATTTCGTTGGCATGTTCACCGGCTGCAAATACCTGTCGGTCACCCAGAAGCGCATCGTGTGGTCGAATTACTATGCTGGCGCGGGTGACGTGAACACCGCTGCGGGCGTGGTCGCTTATGTGATCACCGACCCGGCGGCGCAGTATCAGGTGCAGACGGTCAACGCCCTGACCCCCACCACGACCACCAATCCGGTGGTGCAGGTGAGCGTGGGGATGAATGTCGGCGTTGGGTACATGACCGGCACCGGCACCAACACCAATACGCTGGGCAACAACAACGGCAATGTCTTCAGCGGCATTTCGACGGCGTATGCCGATCAGAACTCAATCGCCACCACGCCCGGCTTGCCGTTCCGCATCATGGCCATCGCCAACTACAGCGTGGAGGGACCGAATCTCTGGGGACAGGTCAGCGGCTACGATTACACGTCGCCTTACAACAGGATCGTTGTCGCGATGAACAACACCCTCAACAAGCAGGGAACGACGGGCATCTGATCCCGCTGGAAAGGAACTCCTTCAATGGCCGTCAATCTCTCTGCGATCAAAGACCTCCTGCTGCCGGGCCTGCGCGGCATCGAGGGCAAATACGAGATGATCCCTTCGCAGTACGACAAGATCTTTACCAAGCACGACAGCAAGATGGCGCTGGAACGCACTGCCGAATTGCGCTTCCTGGGCCTCGCGCAATTGAAGACCGAGGGTGGGCAGACCCAGTTCGACAATGGTGCTGGTGAGCGCTACGTCTACAACCAAGAGCACACCGAGATCGGCCTGGGCTATGCGATCACCCGCAAGGCGGTGGACGACAACCTCTACAAGACGCAGTTCCACCCATCGAACCTTGGGATGATCGAAAGCTTCCAGCAGACCAAGGAAATTTACGGCGCCAACGTGCTGAACTCGGCGCAGACCTACAACCCGTCGGTCGGCGGTGATGGTGTGGCGCTGTGCAGCCTGACCCATCCCATCGACGGCAACACGGTGGGCAACACGCCCTCAGTGCAGGCCGACCTCAACGAAGCCTCGCTGCTCACCTCGATGGTTGAGGTGCGCACCAACTTCCGCGATCAGGCGGGGCTGAAGGTGTTTGCCCGCGCCCGCAAGCTGATTGTACCGCCGCAGCTTGAAGCGGTCGCGATCCGGCTCACGCAGACCGAATTGCGCCCCGGCACGGCAGATAATGACGTTAACGCAATAATGTCCACGGCCGGTGGCTTGCCGGAAGGTTTCATGGTCAACGACTTCCTGACTTCGCAGTTCGCGTGGTTCCTTTTGACGAATATCGATGGCCTTTCGTACATGGAACGTGTCAAGTTCGAAACAGACATGCAAGTAGATTTCGTTACAGATAACCTCCTGGTTAAGGGCTATGAGCGCTACAGCTTCAGCTACTACAACTGGCGTTCCGTCTACGGAAACTTCCCCACGTCCTAAGAGGGTCTGAACCATGGCCATCACTGCCCTATCAGGCCCGATGATCGTCTTCGGGCAGGACCCCACGGGGTCGAACCCCGACATAGCGCCATCGCTGTTCGCGGGCGGCGTCGGCATTGCCGATACCCGCCCAGCCTATGGCTACATGCCGGGCCAGGGGTCCGGACAGGCCACTGTCGGCTTCTCGCTCACCACCAGCATCATGACGCTCAACGCCGTGCCAGCGACCATGTCGGCCACCAACATCGCCACGTCCCAACTGCCGGTGCTGCAACAGGCCATCGTGCTCACCGCAGGCACGGGCGTCACCGGCAACGTCACCGTCAACAACGCCGGTACCGGGCGCTCCGTGCGGCCGTGCCTCGCGCTGGATGGCGTGGCGGGGCGGATCTCCTACGGCACGTCAAACACCGTGCAGCTTTGGGACCCGGTGAAATCGCTGGCGCGCAACGTGCGCATCACCACGGCGGCGACCGATGTCGCGGTCTACCGGATACTGGGCTTCGACATCTACGGCTACCCGATGACGGAAAACCTCCAGGCGGCGGGCGCGACGACGGTCAGCGGCAAGAAAGCCTTCAAATACATCCAGTCGATCACCCCGCTTGGCGCCGGGCCGGTGGGTGCCACGGTCACCGTGGGCACCGGAGACGTGTTCGGCTTCCCGCTCTACTCCAGCACCTTCTACGGCACCACCATGCCCGCCGACATCTCCATCGCCTGGGCCGGGGCGCAGATCACCTCCACCACCGGCTATCTGGCGGGTGACGGCACCAATCCGGCCACCTCCACCACCGGAGACGTGCGCGGCACATGGCCGGTGGCGTCGGCATCGGATAACGCCAAGCGGCTTATCTTCTGGCAAAGCCCGCTGGTGACCAACGCGCTGCTGCCCGGTTCCGGCCTATTCGGCGTCCCCCAGGTCTGAAAAGGAACCGCGCCATGTTCAAATTCGGCAAGGGCGGCGACAAGGACGACAAGAAGGGCGCCTTTGGCAAAGGCGGCAAAGGCGACAAGGACGACAAGAAAGGCGCCGATTGCAAGGATGACGACCGCGCCAAGCGCAAGCTTGGCGGCCGGGTCGGGCCGCTCAAGGGGTCTGCCGCCATGCGCCACATCGATACCACCAAGCGCGGCGGCGGCGGCTGCGACGCCAATCCGTTCACCTCGGCGCGGCACGGCACGCCCGCGACCGGGCGCCGTGTGTAACCACGTGAAATGGCCGTCAACTCCTTCCAGGCATCCTTCGGCAGCCTAATCCTGCACGCGTTCCAACTGGTGGGGCTGCGCCCCACCTCGTTGGTGCAGGAGCACTTCGAAAGCGCCAGGATGGCGGCAAACCTGCTGCTGCTGCACTGGGCCAATGACGGGGTGAATTTGTGGCGGGTGGATCTGGTCACGGTGCCGCTGATCCAGGGGCAGGCGGTCTATCCGGTCGATTCCGACACCGTGACCATCCTCGACGCCTACTGCACCACCAACACGGGCGCCCTGATCTCTGACCGGCTGCTCCCGTCGGTCAGCCGCAGCGAATATGCCAGCTACCCCAACAAGGAGCGCCAGGGGTCGCCCACCGTGTTCTGGCATAATCGCCTGCTGGATCAGACCGTGACGTTGTGGCCGGTGCCTGACGGCACGCAGGAGAGCTTCAGCTACTACCGGCTGGTGCAGAATGAGAGCGTTGCCATGGCGAACGGGCAGACGCCGGAAATCCCGCAAATCTGGTATCCGGCCTTCGTCACCGGGCTGGCGGCGCAACTGGCGGTGATCTGGTCGCCCGAGAAAATGCCGATCCTCGCCCCCCTGGCTGCGGAAGCCTATCGCAAGGCGGCTGAAACCAACGTGGAACTGGCACAGCAGTACATTGCCCCTATGATCTCCGGATATTTCAGGAACTAGGGGGTGCCATGGCCTGGGCGAGCCGTCTGGGGCGGGCGAGGGTATCAGCCAAGAACCCGCAGGCGGCTGGCGTCTGTGACCGCTGCGGCTTCATCTGGACCCACAACACCATGCGGTTTCAGCATGAGTGGCGCGGTATCGCACTGCTGAACACGCGCATGCTGGTCTGCCGCCGTTGCGAGGACGAGCCGCAACAGCAATTGCGCGCCATCATCCTGCCCGCCGATCCGCCGCCGATCATGAATGCCAGGGTCAATACCTGGGACGAGTTCGTCCCCACCGTGCGCGCGCCCTCGGTGCCGCCAGTGATCGACCCGCGTACCGGCATGCCGCTGCCGGTGGATTTCTCTCGGCAGGCGGAAGACGGGCAGAGCCGTGGGACGCAGCCGACCGGCCCCGCCGGGGTGCCGACCAACCCGGCGGCAGGGCGGATCTCCAGCAGCGGCCTGGAGCGCTGGGCGATCATGCCCGGCGTGCCGGGGATCACCGCATCGGGGCGGAAGCTGCCGGTGCTGTCGATCATGTCGGTCGGCTCGTCGGTGATCACCGTCACCTGTTCCGCCCCGCACGGGCTGCGGTTCAACGATCAGGTTTCGGTCGAAGGACTGACCGACAACGAAGCCACCGGGTTCTATTCGGTCAGTCCCACGACGGCGACAGCGTTCACCTACATGACCAACACGCCGCGTCCGATGGGGTCGCTGCTATGAGCGACGATCCGGTTTGGCGCGCCCAGGTCGGGCTGCCGCGCGGGTTCCGGCAGGTGCCCCAGACCGGGATCGGCACCTACAGCCTGACCATCCAGCTTACGGTGCTGCCGCCGCTGGTCGCCACCCCCAACCCGATCTATGGCGCGGGCACCCTTGGCTTGGCGCCTGCCAGCGTGGACAACACCTATCTGGCGCCGATGCTGGCGCAGGGCCTGAAGGGGAGCCTGTCCAGCACGCCCGCGCAGCCAGAGGATCTCTCTGTCGGGCAGGTGACCACCCTGCTGGGCGGCCCGTTCCTGACAGCAGCCACTGGCAGCGTTGATAACATCAACCTGTCGCCCGCGCCCGCGCTGACGCTGAAAGGCAACAACACGGCCACAACGGGACCGGTGCTGGACCTGACCACGGCGCAGACCAACACGCTGCTGGGCGGCCCGTTCCTGGCGCTGACCGGGGGCACCATCAATGGAACGGTCACGATAAGCCCGACGCTCACCGTTCCCTCGGGCGCAACCCTGGTGGTGAACGCGGGGGGCACGCTGACGGCGGCCGGGGTGACCAACGCGACGGGAACCCTGACGACATCGGGCACCACCAATATGACCGGGCCGGTGAACGTCTCGGGCACCCTGACCACCTCGTCGCGGGTGGTGCTGACGGGCCTGCCGACCAGTGCGGCCGGGCTGGTCGCCGGGCAGCTTTGGCGCAACGGCACCGTGATAAATATCGTGTAGGAAGGGCGGCATGAGCGAAAGCTTTATGGTTCATCCGCTGCTTCTGAGCAGCGACCCGGTGGAGGATATGGAAGCGTCCACCAAGCGCTATTCCGATGCGCAGGACGCATTGGTGCGCGACTACGCCGACGCGCAGGATGTGGCACAGGCGACCGGCATCACCGATGGCAGCGACGCGCAGCCGGGCGAGATCGGTGAATATATCGTTGTTGATAACATGGTCGGCGTCACGCCCCCGGCCAACGTCCCCATGCAGGTGTGCGCCATCGCTTTGCCGCCAGGGTGCTGGGAGGTCTGGGGCACGTGCGACTTCACCATCGCTGCCATCGGTGCTGATCCCCAGGTGGTGCCGGTGCAGCCAAATCAATTGGGTTCCAGCATCAGCGTCACCACTGACTCCCTGCCGACCGATGAAGAACTGATCCTGGGCACGGGCGTGATGAACCTGATTTATTCACCGCTCGCCGCCGGTCAGCGGCAGGTGCTGATCACCGGCCAGTGCCGCAGCAATTCCACCGATCCCGTCACGCTGTATCTGGTGGCCGCCGTGGGGTCGGCCAATGCGACGGTGAAGGGCTACATCAGCGCGCGGCGTGTGCGATGACCCATATCACCATTCCATTGCTGCCCATGGCGGTTGCCCTTACCGGCAGCGAGCAGATGGAACTGGTGCAGAGCGGCACCAGCATGCGCGTCTCGGCGCGGCAGGTGGCGGCCCTGGCGCTGCCCTATTCGGGCACGCTCACCACGCTTACGGCAATCTCTCCGATTACCGCGTCTCCCAACCCGATCATCAATGAGGGCACGCTGGGCTTGGCGGCGGGGAGCATCGACAACACCTATCTGGCGCCGATGGCCGGGCGCACCATCAAGGGCAACGACGATACCCTGGTACTGCCCGCGCGGGACATGTCGGTGCAGGACACGATGGCCCTGCTGGACGCGGCGCCGCTCAACTCGCCGCAGTTCTACAATTTCCCGTCCGCGCCGACACCCCCGCCAGGGGATGTCTCAACCCGGCTGGCTACCACGGCCTTCGTGGACGCGATCCCGCGCGGCGGCACGGTAACCAGCGTTGACGTGACGGGCGGCACCACGGGCCTGACCACGAGCGGCGGCCCGATCACCACCAGCGGCAGCATCGCGCTGGGCGGCATCCTGTCCATTTCCAGCGGCGGCACCGGGCAGAACACTTCGACCGGCGCGTTCAACGCGCTCTCTCCGATCACCAGCCAGGGCGACCTGATTGTCGGTGCGGGACTGAATTTCGCCGCGCGGCTGCCCATCGGCACCAACGGGCAGGTGCTGCAATCGAACGGCAGCACGGCGACCTGGGCGGCGGCTCCGTCTACCGTGGCGCCCTACAACACCAACCCGGCCATGGACGGCGCCGCCGCGCCGGGCGTGTCGCTGCTGTATTCACGCGGCGACCACGTTCACCCGAGTGATTCCACCAAGCTGTCTTCTGTTGTTGGCGTCGGCGGCATCAGTGTCAGCAACGGTAATACCATTACCAACACTGGTGTTCTTTCCATTGATACCGCAGCGGGCGCTTTCTCTCTCGGCGCCGGGCTGGTGCGGAACACGCAGACGCTGGCGGTGAAACCCGCCACCTCGCTTGCTCTGGGCGGGGTGATCGCTGGGTCGGGCATTACGATTGACGCCGCTGGCGTGATCACCACAGGTGCCGTCGGCCTCACGCCCAGCGGCACCAATCCGATCATGGACAGTGTCGCCAACCCCGGCACGCTCGCGACCTATTCGCGCGGGGACCATATTCACCCCAGCGACACCAGCCGTTACGCGGCAACCAATCCGGCGGGGTATCAAACCGCAGCGCAGGTGACGACCTCTCTGGCGCCCTACGCGCTGACCTCCAGCGTGCCGGTCGCGTCCAGCACGACGCCGCTGATGGATGGCACGGCGGCCATTGGTGTTGTCAATACCTGGGCCAAGGCAGACCATATTCATCCTGTCGATACCAGCCGTTACGCGGCAACCAACCCGGCAGGCTACATAACCTCTGCCAGCATTCCCGCGTCACTGCCGCCATCGGGTGCCGCAGGCGGGGATCTGACGGGTACCTATCCCGCACCGACCCTGGTGAACACCACCGTGGCGCCGGGCAGCTATACCAACACGTCACTCACCGTGGACGCGAAGGGCAGGATCACGACTGCCAGCAGCGGCTCCGCATCAACAGGCACCGTGCAGAGCGTCAGCTTCACGGGCGGCATCGTCACGGTCGCAACGCCAACCACGACGCCCGCGATGACGGTCGCGGGCACGCAGGGCGGCATACCGTATTTCAGCGGCGCGTCCACGTGGGCAACGACAGCCCAGATGGCGCAAAACGCCCTCATGGTTGGCGGCGGTAATTTCTCACCGTCAACCATGCCCTACTACAAGGTGGACGGTTCAGGCGGAATGACGCTGGGCCAGACCACCGGCCCCGGCGGTGTCCTTACCCTTTGGGGGTCAGCCAGCGGATCGGTCGCGATCAAGAGCCTGGGCGCCGTCACCACCTATAATTTCAATCTGCCGGTTGCCGCAGGCACCGCCGGGCAGGTGCTCACGTCGCAGGCTGGCGGCGCCAATTCGATGACGTGGGCCGACGTGCCGCCGGGGACGGTGCAAAGCATCACCGCAGCGGGCGTGCTGACCGGTGGCGTGATCACCAACACCGGTACAATCAGGCTGGACGTTGGCTCTGGCATCACCAACAACGCGGGCACAATCAGCAACAGCGGCGTGCTGTCGGTCGATACCGCGACCGGCGCATTGCTTCTCGGTGCCGGGCTGGTGCGGAACACGCAGACGCTCGCGGTGAAGCCCGCCACCTCGCTCGCCTTGGGCGGGGTGATCGCGGGCACCGGCATCACCGTCGATGTCAACGGGGTGATCAGCACCGCAGGAGGTACCGGCGGCAGCGCCTCGATCACCGTGAGCGACACGCCGCCCGCGCTGACCAACGGGGCTATGTGGTTCGATAGCGTATCAACTCAGCTCTACATCGGCTATGCCGATCCCAACTCGACGCAGTGGGTAACTGCCAACAACGCCAATGCCGGGGGTCCCATCGGGTTCGGACAGCTACCCGTCAGCGTGCAGCAACTGCCGGTCAGCTTCCCGTTCGCGGGCAAGCCTGCGGGGTTGGTCAATGTGCCGATGGCGTTTGCCGTCACCGTTCCCGCAGCACTCGCGGGCAGCGTGGTTTACTATACGACCCTGCCGACCGCGACGACGGGCAGCCCTGTGATCTTCACCCTGAACAAGATTTCCGGCACTACCACCACCGCCTTGGGCACGATCTCTATCGGACTGAGCGGCACGTCGCACATCTATTGCGCCCTGGCCGGTGCGGGCGGCTCGTTGGCGGTAGGTGATGTGTTGCAGATCGTCGCGCCCTCGACACAGGACGGAACTCTTGCTGATATCGGAATAACAATCATGGCAGCGAGGACGTAGACATGACTTTGCAATATGGCGTGGCGGTGCGAAATGCGCAGGCGACGTGTCTCCAGACGACGCCCGCTACGTCGTCGCCATGCAACCTGAAGATCTGGGCGGCAACCACCACGCCAGCCAATTGTGGCGCGCCCGACACCGGGGCCAGCAATGTGACGCTTGCCACGATCCCCTTGCCCGCGACGTTCCTGACCGCGTCGGCGGGCGTCACGACGCTGGCGGGATCGTGGACGGTGGCGGCGTCCACCAGTGGGACCGCGCTCTATTTCAGGATCTACGACAACGGCGGAACCTGCCACATCCAGGGCAGTTGCGTGACCGACCTCGTGCTCAACAACACGTCCATCACTGCTGGGCAGACCGTTACGGTGAACACGTTTGGCGTCACCGTCAGCAATGCTTGATGTACGTTTGCTAGCAGGAACGTCACATGGCATTCCTGCTGATCACCTCGTCGCCGGGCGCCAACCAGAGCATCAACCTTCCGGCTGACTGGAACCCTGCCGACAATACCGTTGAGTGCATCGGCGCCGGGGCGCGCGGCGCGCACGGCTCTGGCACGACTGCGGGTGGCGGCGGCGGTGGCGGTGGTGCCTACACCAAGGTCGTCAACATCTCGCTCGCCGCAGGTGCCGCCGTCACGGTGCGGGTCGGCGCCACCAGCGGCACAGACGGCGGCGCGGGCGGCGATACATGGTTCAACGACACGGTCTTCCCCACCACCGGCACCAACAAGGCAGGGGCCAAGGGTGGCGCGGCGTTAGGTTCGGCAACCGCCACGGCGGGCGGTGTTGGCGGCGCAGCCTCGGCAGGCTACCCGACCAGCGGCACCGGGCTGATCCGCAACGATGGCGGCACGGGCGGCCTGGGCGTCCTGAACACGACGCCGGGCGGGGGTGGCGGCGCGGGTGGCTCAACCGGCGCTGGCGTCGTCGGCAACGCGGGTAACGCGGGCAGCAATCCTCGGCAAGGCGGCGCAGGCAGTGCCGGTGCGGGTGGCGCGGGCGGCGTCGGCACCAACTCGGCCTCGCCCGGTGCGGCAGGTGGCGCAGGCACAAATCTGTCGGGCGGCGTTGGTGCTGGCGGTGGCGGCGGCGGAAGCAGCGCCTCGCCCAGCACGGGCGGTGCGGGCGGCCTCTACGGCGGTGGCGGTGCGGGCGGCGGGCGCAACAACGGCGCGGGTGGTGCCGGGGCGCAGGGCCTCATCATCCTGTTTTGGAACCCGATAACCCTCGGCAACCTCACCCAGACGGAGGTGGTCGATACCATCTCCGCGCAGGCCAAGGTCGATATCGTCGGCAATCTCACCGAGATTGAAGACCCCGACACCATCTCCTCGACCGGTACTGTGGCAACCCCCGGCGGGGCGCCGGTCAACGTCGCGGCTTCGGCCAATGGCGGAACGGCAGCGGCGTCGTCCACCGTTAATGCCAGCTTCCCCGCCAGCAACTGCATCTCCGGATCGCGCGACAGCACCAAGAACGGCGGCTGGGGTAATGGCGGCGGCTGGAACGACGGAACGCAGAACATCTGGCCCGACACGTTCGATGTCACTTTCAACGCGACCTACCAGATCAACGAGATCGATGTCATCACGCTGAAGGACCAATACACCGTCCCTGGCGTGCCCACGCTCACCGACACCTTCAACAGCTACGGCATCATCGATTTTCTGGTGCAGTACTGGGACGGCAGCAGCTTCCAGACCATCGCCACGGTCACCGCCAACAACAACGTCTGGCGACAGTTCCTCTTCACGCCGATATCGACCAACCAGATCCGCATCACCATCAACATGGGCGGGCAGGGCTACTCGCGGCTGGTCGAGATCGAGGCATGGACGGCGGGCGACGTTGGCACCGACATCACCGGCACCCTGACCCGCACAGAGGCGCCCGACACTATCATTGCCGATGCGACGAATTTTGGTCCGGTTGCGGATATCTATCTCGTCACGTCCTATACGCCGCCTTACGACCGCAACGATTACGACGGCGGCGTCGGGATGGTCTTCCGGCCCGACCACAGTCAGACCTACAACAAGATCGGGCTTCAAAAGCACGCCGGGAATACCGGCAATCACACGGCCTATCTTTACGACTACGACAGCGCCGTCCCCAAGACGCTGCTGCGTTCAGCCACGATTGACCTGACCGCAGGCACGGTGGGGAATTTCTACTACGCTGACATCGCGCCGTTCACGGTCAGCCCCACCACGCAATACGCCATAATGACTGACGTGGTGAACCTCGGGCAGGTGTGGGGCGAGCACGGTCCCACCGTCCTGACCAACGGCGCCTATGCCGTCTATGCCGCGTGCGACGTGGCGCGCACCTCGTGGGGCGTCAACGGCTCCAATGAGCAATTCGCGGGCGTGGATCTAGGGTATGTGGCGGCCCCCACGGGGACCACCGGCAACCTGACGCAGACGGAAGCTGCCGACACCATCAGCGCTGGCGGCAAGGTCGATATCAGCGGCACGCTGACGCGCACGGAGGCTGCCGATACCATCATTGCCGGGGCCAAGGTCGATGTTGTCGGCACGCTGACGCAGACGGAGGCGCCGGATACCATCATCGCAAGCGGCGGCCCGCTTGTTTACGGCACCCTGACCCAAATCGAGATCCTCGATACCATCAGCGCTGGCGCCAAGGTCGATGTCGGTGGCGTGCTCACGCAGACGGAAGCACCCGATACCATCGTCGCTGGGGCGAAGGTCGATGTCGGTGGCGTGCTCACGCAGACGGAAGCCCCCGACACAATCATCTCTGCTGGCAAGGTCGATGTTGTCGGCGCGCTGACGCGCACGGAAGCTCCCGACACTATCATCGCGGATGGCTCGATTGGTGCCGTTCCTGCCACCGGCTCTCTGACTGTTACGGAAGCCCCCGACACAATCATCTCCGCTGGCAAGGTTGACGTTGTCGGCGTACTGACGCGGACGGAAGCTCCCGACACGATTTTGGCAGGCGGGACGGTAGTGTCCTTGCCCGCCACCGGCACGTTATCCATTACTGAGGCGCCCGACACGATCCTGGCCAGCGGGACCCTCCCGGTCGCGTCGCCAGTCGTGCTGCTGGCGCATTTCGACGGTAGCACGTTCGTTGACAGTTCCACCTACCAGCGCACGCTGACCCCCGCCGGATCGGTGGCCCTCTCGACGACCCAGGCGAAATTCGGTGGCAGTTCCGCCAGCTACACCACAACCGACGTGACATCGACGATCACCGCTGGCAGTTCGTCAGATTTCTGGTTCGATGCCGGTCCATTCACCATGGAGGCATGGTGCTATGCACTGCAAGTAAAGGGCGGGGATGGCTATGCGCCGATCCTGGCAACCTGGGGCGCCGCGCTAGATAATCTGGGGATTTTCTTCAACGTCTATCCCCACATCATGTTTTTCTACAGCCCTGATGGAACTTCTTATACGTTCTTGGATAGCAATGCCACGATCCCGCTGAACACCTGGGTCCATGTTGCGGTGGATCGCGATGCGTCTGGCATGACACGGCTTTACCTGAATGGCGCGGTCGTCGATGCGGAGGCGGGTCACACCGCTTCGTTCTACCATTCGACGTTCCCGCTTCAGATAGGAAACGATAACACGGTTAGCCGCGCCTTCCCCGGATATCTCGATGAGATCAGGATAACCAAGGGGGCGGCGAAGTATGCCGGGGCGTTCACGCCGCAACCGACGCCGTTCCCCAACCCCGGTGCGCCCACCTACTTCAATCCAGACACGACCGCCTCAACCATCACGCTGTCGAACAACAATCTGACCGCCGCCAAGCTTGGCCTCAGCGGCGTCTACGACAACTCCTACACGACAACGACGCAGGGCGGGTCGAAGGTTTACGCGGAAGTGCATATCGACACGATGGTGGATGCCGCCCGCAACGCGCTGGGCGTCGCACTGAACACGGGGCCGTTGCGCAATTCCTGGGTCGGCGACAATCCCGCCTCTTACGGCTGGTGGAACGATGGGTCGGTCTACAACAACGGGGCAGTCGTCAGCAGCACCGCGCCGACCTATCTGGCTGGTCACTGGCTTGGCATCGCGGTGGATCGTGCGGCCAAGACCGTGCAATTCCGCAACATAACCACCAGTGGCGCATGGTGCGCCCCGATCAGTATCGCCACTTTCGGCGCGAAGGACGTTAGTGTCGTTGTTACGTGCCAAAGCAGCAACCAGTCCTTCACAGGCAACTTTGACGGGACGTTTCTCGGCACGGCGCCCGATGCCAGTTATACTCGGTGGAATGGGTCGTCTACGGCAGCGGTACCTGTAACCAGCGTCCAGGCGAGAGTGGTGGTGATGGCATGAGCTACGATTTCCCCAGTCCGCCGACGGGCATCGGGCAGGTAGTCATCGGCGCGAATGGCGCGTCCTACATATGGGACGGCACCAAATGGGCCTCCAACGTCCCCGTCTCCAGCGGTGGCGGCGGCGGCACGCCGAGTGACGCCAATCCGGCCATGAACGGCGTGGCGGCGCCGGGTTCCTCGCTGCTGTATTCACGCGGCGACCATGTTCACCCGGTCGATTCCAGCCGCTACGCCGCTAGCAACCCATCCGGCTATCAGACGGCGGCGCAGGTGACGACCTCGCTGGGTCCCTATGCGCTGACATCCTCCGTGCCGGTTGCCTCCAGCACCACGCCTCTTATGGATGGCGCGGCGGCCATTGGTAGCGGAACCACATGGGCCAAAGCAGACCATGTGCATCCTGTCGATACCAGCCGCTACGCCGCCAGCAATCCAGCGGGTTACATAACGTCCGCGAGCATCCCTGGCTCGCTGCCGCCATCGGGGTCCGCAACCGGAGATCTGACGGGTACCTATCCCGCGCCGACACTGGTGACCACGGGCGTTAGTGCTGCCAGCTACACCTACACCGCACTCACTGTGGACGCGAAAGGCAGGATCACGACTGCCAGCAGCGGTACCGCGCCCCCTGCGGTGAACACCGTCACCACCCCGCTCATGGACGGCACCGCCACCATTGGCACGCTAACCACGTACGCGCGCCCTGATCATATTCATCCCACCGACACTTCACGCTATGCCGCCACCAACCCAAGCGGCTATCAGACCGCTGCCCAGGTAACGGCCGTGCTGCCCGTGGCTTCCAGCACCACCCCGCTCATGGACGGCGTGGCCGCCATCGGTAGCGGTACGACCTGGGCCAAGGCAGACCATATTCATCCGGTTGACACCTCGCGGTATGCCGCCAGCAACCCAAGCGGCTACATAACCGCCGCAAGCATTCCGGCATCGCTGCCGCCATCAGGCGCTGCAACCGGCGACCTGACGGGCACCTACCCGGCGCCGACACTGGTGACCACGGCGGTGGCAGCGGGCAGCTACACCTACACCGCGCTCACCGTGGACGCGAAAGGAAGGCTGACAGCGGCCAGTAGTGGCGTGGCACCCCCTGCGGTGAACACCGTCACTACCCCGCTGATGGATGGCGTTGCCAACATTGGCACGCTAACCACATACGCGCGTCCTGATCATATTCATCCGGTTGATACCTCACGGTATGCCGCGACCAATCCTGCGGGTTACATAACCTCCGCGAGCATTCCCGCTTCGTTGCCACCGTCAGGGGCCGCAACTGGGGATCTGACCGGCACTTACCCGGCGCCGACACTGGTGACCACCGCCGTGGCGGCAGGCAGCTATACCTACACCGCGCTCACTGTGGACGCGAAAGGCAGGCTGACGGCCGCCAGCAGCGGCGTAGCACCACCTGCCGTCAATACCGTCACCACGCCGCTCATGGATGGTGTTGCCAACATTGGTACGCTAACCACGTACGCGCGCCCTGATCATATTCATCCAGTTGACACCTCGCGCTATGCTGCCAGCAACCCTGCGGGGTACATAACGTCCGCAAGCATTCCCGCCTCATTGCCGCCCTCGGGTGCCGCAAGCGGGGATCTGACCGGCACCTACCCCGCGCCGACATTAGCGACCACCGCAGTTGCCGCAGGCAGCTACACCTACACCGCGCTCACTGTCGATACGAAAGGCAGGCTGACTGCTGCCAGCAGCGGAACGGCCCCTGTTACATCGGTGGCACAAACCTTCACGGGCGGCCTGATCAGCGTCAGCGGCTCTCCGGTGACGACCTCTGGCACCCTGGCCATGACGGTGGCGGGCACTCCCGGCGGCGTACCCTATTTCGACACCGCCTCTTCCTGGGCAACCTCGACCGCGCTATCTGCCAACAGGCTGGTGCTTGGCGGCGGCGGCGGGAGTCCACCAAAGACAGCTAACGGCATATCCAGCGACGGCGTCAGCGCCCTGACCCTTGGATCTGCTGGCGCGTCGGACGGCTCCATCCTGCTGGCATCACTAGCGGGCGGCATTGTCGTTCTCAAAAGTTTCGTTACCGGCGTCTACAACTTTAACCTCCCGCTAACGGCAGGCACGGCCGGTCAATTTCTCACGTCGGGAGGTGGTGGCTCCGCTTCGATGACGTGGAGCGCCCCGCCTATCGGCGGCGCCATCGTCAGCGACACGCCGCCCGCGTTCGCCTCGGGAACGCTGTGGTGGGACAGTGTGGGCGGGCAGATGTATATTGGATTTTCCGATGCTAATTCGAACCAATGGGTACCTGCCACGGCCCCCGCGCCGCGAGGCCCGACGGGGGCAACCGGGGCGGCCGGGCAATGGACCCAGATGACGCAGGCCGCCTATACGGCGCTGGGGGTTAAAGACCCCACCCTGCTTTATGTGATTATCGGCTGATGGCGCTCATCAATGTCGCCGACAAAATCTACCTTGGCAGCACGGCGGTAAGCGCGGTCTATGCGGGCACGGTCAAGGTATGGCCGGTCGATCCAAAGAGTATCGCCGGGCTGACGGTGTGGCTTGACGCTTCACAGCTTGGGCTGGCGAATGGCGCGGCGGTTTCGCCGTGGCCCGACATGTCGGGGCTGGGCAATAACGGCGCCATCGTCGGAACGCCGCCGCCGACAGTGCGGACCAATGCGCTCAACGGCATGCCGGTGGTGCGGTTTACCGCCAATCAGGGGATGGTGCGCGGCAATACCTCGCTGTTATCAAGCGGCCTTCCGAATCCAGGCAACAATTTCACCGTCATCTATGTGGCGCGCTGGGTCGGACCCGCCGCCGGGCGCATCCTCGGCGCTATCTACCCGGCGCCGAATTGCTTGGTCGGCTTCCACAATGCCGGGCTGGATTCGTTTTACGACAACGGGTGGATCGGCAGCTACGTCGCTGGCTATTCCCTGCCGTCGCCGTGGGTGAAGTATGGCTACACGGGGAACCATAACGGCACCAATTATTTCGGAACGGCCTACAAGAACGGTCTGGTGTTCGGCACCAAGACAACGGCCAGCGACGGGTTCCAGGCGAACTACGCCTTGTCTGGACTCGACGCGAGCACCGGTTCGGAATCCAGCGACGCGGAGGTTGCCGAGTTTGTAATGTATAACCGCACATTGACCGGTGCGGAGCGCATTACGGTCGAGACTTACTTCAGCAACAAGTGGGGGGTGTGATGGCGTTGGACTTCCCAAATTCCCCGGTCAACGGCCAGACCTACGTGGTGGGCGGGGTAACTTGGACCTGGGATGGAACGAAGTGGATTGCTTCCAATGCTGCCACCGCGCCGACCGCGATGCCGTTCTTTGTTCCGGGGAAACCTGTTGCCGGGGCCAAGTATCACATGGCCATGCCGTGGGTGCTTACTGTTCCGGTCGGGCTGGTGGGAAGCGTGCTCTTCACCAGCACGGCCGCGACGGGTTCTCCCGTGTTCACCGTCAATAAGGTCAGCGGAGGCACCACCACGGCGCTGGGCACGATAACGGTAACGGCGGGTTCCGCGACCGGGCTGACGCTGGCGGGCGCTGGGGGCGCGCTGGCGATAGGCGACGCATTGCAACTGGTGGCGCCGGGAACGCAGGATCTCACCCTGGCCGACATCTCCATCACCATACTGGGGGCGAGAGCATGAGCGAGTGGATCGGCGTTATCAGAAGCCTTAACACCGGCATGATCATCGCCGTGATCAATCCCAACGATGACGGCGAACTGGACAACCCGCGCCTGCTGCTCATGCAGGGCACTGGCGAGCCGCTGATGATGGTGAAGGTGCCAAGAGGCGACTACATGGGCGCGCTGTCGATGGATCAGGTGGCCGAGATTGTCGAACGGATCACGAGCGCGCTGTGACCCAGGTTTTTCTGGTTTATGCGACTGGCGCGACTTCAACCTTTCCTGATCCAGGCAACTGGAATCCTATCAATCAAATCGAGTGTGTGGGGTCCAGCGGATCGGGTGGAGCAGGACTTGCCTCTAATGGTGGCGGCGGCGGCGGTGGCGGTGGTGCCTATGCCAAAGGAACCAACATAACGCCTACGTTCCCCGCATATTATTTTGTGCCTGATAGGGACACCGGCTATTTCAGCACTACTGTTGCAACTAACTTCAATGTGAACAGTCAGTCTAACTCAACGGCGGCCGGATGTGTGTCAGCGCAGTGCGGTGCTGGGGGGACCAATCAGGCTCCCGGCCTTCTGCTCGCCGATCCTTCCGTCGATCCTCGTGCTAGCGGGGGCAATGCGGGGACTTCGTTTTTCCCCACTGGATTTGCAGGTGGTGCGGGCGCTGGCGGTTCGTCTTCTACTGGCGCTGCTCGCGGTGGTGGTGGCGGTGGTGCGGGCGGACCACATGGCGCAGGAGCCGCTGGTGCAGTCGGAACGACTGCTGGCTGGGCTAATGGTGGATCATCGGATGGCGGAACTGTATCTGGCGGGACCAGTTCAAGCGCAGTCGGTAGTTCTGGCACACAATGGGGTCCGACACGCGGCACTGGTGGGGGCGGCGCTTCTAACGATGGCGGCACTGCGCCCGGTGGTGCAGGCGGCGCATATGGCGGCGGTGGTGCCGGTGGATATGCCATATCTGGAACAAACAGAGGTGGTGGTCTTGGCACAGCGGGCCTGATCGTCCTCACCTACTCGCCCTACACCAAAGGCCAGACTCAGGTATTCATTTTCAGTGGCACGACCACGTTCGCTGATCCCGGCAACTGGAACACGGTGAATAAGATTGAATGTGTAGGGAGCGGCGGCAGCGGTTCGAACTCGTATTTTGCTCCACTCGCAGGCGAGTTGGATACGCCAACGCCACTAGCGGCGCAGAACACAGGTAAAGGTGGTGGCGCTGGCGCGTATGCCGTTGGGACGAATGTCGCGGCGACTTTTCCAGTTACTATCTATATCAGTCCCGGCGGGCAGACTGCCATCCAAAACCAGATATTTACCTACTGGAAAGGGACAACGGCGGTAGCGGGTAACGTATATGCGGCAGCCGGAACGAGCGGTATAGGACAGAACGGCGGCGGATTTGCAGGCACCTCTTTCTATCCAGCGGGCTTTGCTGGCGGTGACGGCAATTGGACGAATATTAACATAGGCACGCCGGGTAACGGCGGCGGTGGTGCAGGAGGACCAAATGGTGCGGGCACAAGTCCTACTGGACAGCTAGGTGGCGCTAGTGATGGCGGCAATGTGTCGGGTGGTTCATTTGCGGGATCGCCTGGAAGTTCAGGCGCACAATGGGGAGCCTACGGCACGGGAGGCGGCGGGGCTGGCGGCTTGGCGTTGGGGAATGGCGGGGCTGGCGGAAACTATGGCGGCGGCGGGGGCAGCAGCGGGGGCAACACGCCATACACGGGCGGTGCTGGCTCCAATGGGCTGATGATCATCACCTACGTGCCCTACGTCCCTCCGCTCGGCATACAGGTAGCAATGCTCGCATAGGAGAATGTTATGATATCGCTATTGATATATATACTTATACTATGCTTGATATTTGGGGTTGTGTATTACATTATAACTCTACTGCCATTACCGCCTCCGTTCGCAGTAATAGTGCAAGTGATATTGGCACTTATATTAGTTCTGATCCTCTTGGATATGCTCTTGGGCGGCAGGTTCGTGGGTCTGGCTCCCCTGAGAGTCCCGTGACAGCCCAAGTTCCAGCAATTCGCGAATGGCGGCGGCGCGGCTCACTAGCCGACGGCTGTGCCAAAACTCGTCTATGCGCCCCGCCAGATCCGTTGTTATCCGTATGGGCATCGTCACAAATATATTCATGGCACCGATCCTTTGCACTGGTGCCATCAATAGCACGTTCTCGGTCGTGATGTGGCAGAGGAACAGCCCAAGCGGCCAAGCTGGTTGACCATCGGCGTGCTGGGCGCCGCCGTCTCCGTTGGCCTCTACGTGTTCATTATCGGCGCCGAGATCGGTACGATGCGCCAGCAAGCGGTCACCCACGAGCTTCGCCTGACCGCACTCGAAACCCACGGCTCTGGGCCGGTACAGACCGCCAATGCCAAGGTGGACGCGGTGATCGCGCGGGCCGACCGCATCCTTGAAGGCTTGCTCCAGATGCAGCAGAAGATGGCCGACCTCTCGGCAACCCAGCAGACCCAAGGGGTTCTGCTGACCCGGCTGCAACAAGACCTCGCCAAGGAGAAGAACCCATGAGCACTGATGTCTTGGACCTCAGCCACCACAACGGGGTCGAGTCGTTCGCGGCGATTCGCAAGGCCGGGATTCTGGGGGTTATCCACAAGGCGACCGAGTCGGACGACTACGCCGATCCGACCTATAGCCAGCGTCGCGTCGATGCCCGGCACGCCGGATTGCTGTGGGGCGCCTACCATTTTCTGCGCCCTGGCGACATGCACGCGCAGGCCCAGCACTTCCTGAAGACCGCCACGCCCGGCAATGACGATCTGATGTGTGCCGACCACGAGGACACGGGCGTCAGCCTGGATGACCTCCACGAGTTCCTGGCCGCGATCTGGACGCTGACCAAGCGCCGCGCGGTGATCTATTCGGGTCATGTCCTGAAGGAGCAGGTAGGCGACGCCGACATCCCCTGGCTCAAGGAGCACCAGCTATGGGTGGCGCAATACACCACCGCGCCGCAGCCGGATTGGCCCAAGCAGATCTGGCCCCGGTATTTCCTCTGGCAGTTCACCGATCAGGGCAGCGCCCCTGGCGTGTCTGGATCGGTCGATTGCAACCGCGCCGGGGTGGATGATCACCATTTGCGGGCGCAATGGGCGGGCGCGAAGCCCGATGAACCAGAGGCGCCCGCCATCCCGATGCCAGGGCCTGAGCACGTGGTGAAGATCACCATCGCGTCCCCGCCGGGGGTTCACATCGTTGTCGAGCGGGTGATCGCTTAGTCGGAAAACTTTACACTGTGGTATTCCTACACCACACGCAAACGGTGTTTCCGGCAGTAATGCGCCAGTGGCACGGCGCGAGCATCAAACCCCCTGCCGCCATGTGGCGGTGTAAAGAAGGGAACCACAATGCGAAACTTCCTCTACGCGGCAACGGCACTGGGGGCGCTGGCATTGGCTAGCCCGGCCAGCGCGGCGTTGCAGATCGCGGCCCAGTTCGGCGCCACCACGTTTACCTGCGTGGACAACGACAACACCTGCGACAACAGCCTCGCGACCGGCACGATTGCGCTGTCCACCCAGACCATCGGCGGCGTCACGCTTACCGGGTCGGTCCAGACCTCGACCGGCACGCTTTCCAATCCCGGCACGGACATCCTCAATACGTCCTCGCTGACTGCCGTCAACATTAGCGGGGGTTCGGTCGCCTACATCGTGACGGTGTCCGATACCGGCTTCGCTGGCCCAGTGGACTCCTTCAACACCTCCGGTTCGGGGGTCATCCAGACCGGCCAAGGCACGACGGCGAACCAGAAATGGTGGGCCGATGCGGCCAACGGGCAAGGCGCCTCCGATCCCAACGACACACCCGGCACGCTGATCGATTCCTCGACCTTCACTGCCGGGTCGATAGCCGCCAGCTATGGCCATGACGGCGCCGGGTCGTTCGTTGCCGCCGGGCTGTTCTCGATGACGGAACAGATTTCGGGGACCATGACGGCGGGCGCTAATGTGGTCAACCGTGGCCAGACCGAAATCCTCTTTCAGGCGGTTCCTGAGCCTGCCTCCATGCTCATCCTAGGCGCCGGTCTGGTCGGCCTGGGCGCGGCCTACCGTCGGCGGCAGGTATGAGAAACTACCTTGTCGCAGGGGTGATGGCGGTGGCGATTGCCGCCTTCGCCCAGGTTGCTCCCGCCCATGCCATCGTACTGACTTCCGATGGCATCACCTACGCGCTCGAAATGGGGGCGACAACCAATGGCGGTCTGACCCAGCAATTCGCCCTGGTCATTACCGGCGAGAACTCGATCACTGATCCGTTCGGCGGGCGCACCGGCATCAACTCGTTCGCGCTCAACGATTTCGGCGGCACATCGGTATCGGGTGTGATGGAAGGCACGCTGATCAACGGCGTCATCAGCCTTGCGCCGAACACTGACTACACCTTCGTCCCCGGCGGGCTGGCTTCGGCGGGATGCGACGGCACCGGCAACTTCTTCTGCTTCGACAACGGCCTGATCCCGCCCATTCCGGCTGGCCCACTGATCACCGGACCCGTCGTCTTCGTGTTCGACGTGACGCTCCAGGCGGGTGGGGACTGGTCCAACTACGCGACCAGCCAGCCGCATTTCAAGATCGACTGGGTCGGCGATCAGTCCAGCATCAACGCGCAGGGCAAGCTGGTGAGCGGCTACGACCTCGTCTCGCTGGAGATCGGGGTGGGGACGACCTGTCCAGACTGCGTGATCAATCCGGTGATCATCGACACGCCGGAACCCGCCTCGATGGCGTTGCTGGGGGTGGGGCTGGTCGGCCTGACCGCTCTGCGTCGCCGCCGTGTGGTTTAGCATAGGCACATTGGTAGGCTTCTTGGTGGGCGTCGGGGCCACGATCACCGCTGCGACGCTCTACTATCGATGATAGAAACTATATTCCTGATACTAATAGGTGCAGCCATTGTCGCCGGGCTAACCATCATGTTTCGGATCTGGCACGGCGACTTCGACTGACCTTTGCGTGACTATGATGTGGGATGGTAGCCTAATGGGCTGCCGTCCCACATTTTATGGCGGACCCCGGCCATGCCAGCGCCCTTCGCGTCCGCCCTGACCTACAACCTCTACGTCACCCAGGTTGCAACCATGACGGTTGTCAACGTGCAGACGGTGAATGGCGTGATGGTGGGCGTTGACGACGCCTTCAACAATCTCATCCCGCAGATGCTGAACTACGCGGAACTGCGCATTCAGCGCGACCTCGACCTGACCCAGGCGCAGGTGACGGGGATCGCCTATTCGCTCACGACCGGCAGCCCGATGCTGGATATCCCGCTGGAAGATTTCATCGTGATCCAGACCATCGGGGTGGACGTGAACGGCTTGCGGATGCCGCTGATGCCGGTGACCAGGGAGTTCCTGCAAAACGTCTACCCGATGGGATCGGTCCCCGGCGCGCCATTGTATTTCGCCATCACCGGGGGCGACCCGGCGACATCGGGAAACACCACCAGGGGGCTGCTATTCGGGCCGCCACCGGATCTGGACTACCCGGTCTATATCGGCGGCACGCGGCGCATGGACACGC